GGAATAGTCATATAGTTGTGGGTGTGTAATACTCATACCAATTGTATAAATGTATACAGAATGATATACAGAACACGGGCGCAACCTTGCATCTAAAATCCATGACTATCATGACTATTGACTATGCTCCTGGCCCTCGTCGTCCAGGCCCGCGCAGTCATCACAGGGCGACCTAGCACCAACCTTACATCTCCATGACTATTTGACTATGTTTGTAGACATAACTTATGTCTGCATTGACCTCGCATCTCCATGACTATTTGACTATTGGTTAACGTGATCCGCGGATGTGTTAACCTTAATGCGTAACGTTAACATGAGCAGCGTTGACATTAAGCGTTAACCTTAACGCAGGTAGCGTTGACAAATAGGTCGGTGTCTTGACGCAGATCGGGGGGGGCTGGGCCGAGGGATCTCCTTTAAGAAATACGCAGGACTCGCAAACAATTTTTTATTTTTTGTTGCGACCGTTAGTAAACACGCACGAACAATTTTTATTTTTTATTTTTTGTGCTAGAAAGTTTATTATGTTTGAATCACTCCCATACGAGCCGCGCAAAATCGTCGCCACGGAGGCGGTGTTGGAGCGCATCTATCTCGCCGCCCGCAAAGGGCTAAAGGGCGACACACTCGCCTACGCCGCCGGCATGACCCCACAAGAGTATCGGCGTCTCACCCAATTCGACCCCATCGCAGAGTATGCAGAGCAGAAAGGACGCGCCGAGGGTGAGGCGGAAATGTCCGAGGTGCTGCACAACGCCGCGCGCGCTGGCGACACAAAGGCGGCGCTGGACATTCTCAAGCATGTCCACAAGTGGACGGCCCCGCAGTCGGTGCAGGTGCAGGTCGAGCAGCGCATATCCATCATAGCGGCGCTAGAAGAGGCGCAGCAGCGCGTGATCCAGGGAGAGATATTAGATGCAAGTGCCGATCTACTCAGCGGACGAGGAACAGAAGCTGATGGCGACCCTATGGTCGGCGCAGGTGAAGAACGATCCGGTCGCGTTCGTGAGGATGGCGTTCCCGTGGGGTAAGGCCGGCACGCCGCTGGAACACTTCACAGGCCCGCGCAAATGGCAGCTAGAGGTGCTGACCGAACTGCGCGACCACATCAAACAAAATAATGGCCGTGTAGACTATGAGACGTTCCGCATGGCCACCAGTTCCGGTCGCGGTATCGGCAAGTCGGCCCTAGTCTCCTGGCTCGTGATCTGGATGCTGACGACCCGGATCGGCTCGACGACTATCGTGTCGGCCAACTCAGAGGCGCAGCTACGCAGCGTCACCTGGGCCGAGATCACCAAGTGGCTCAGCATGTGCCTCAACAGCCATTGGTTCGAAGTAAGCGCTACCCGGGTGCTGCCGGCTAAGTGGATCGCGGAACTGGTGGAGCGGGATCTGAAGCTGGGCACGCGCTATTGGGGCGTAGAGGGTCGGCTGTGGTCGGCCGAGAACCCTGACAGCTACGCGGGCGTCCACAACTTCGCGGGCGTCATGCTGGTGTTCGACGAGGCGAGCGGTATTGATGACTCTATCTGGGCGGTGGCCAGTGGCTTTTTTACAGAGAACACTCCTAATCGTTTTTGGCTTAGCTTTAGCAACCCCCGCCGTAACAGCGGATATTTCTACGAGTGCTTCCACAATAAGCGCGACTTCTGGCGAAACAAGGTTGTTGACGCCAGAAGCGTGGAGGGAACTGATAAGGCAGTCTATCAGCAGATTATCGACGAATACGGCCCCGACAGCGCTCAGGCTCACGTCGAGGTCTACGGTGCCTTCCCGAACGCGAGTGACGACCAGTTCATACCGTCATCACTGGTCATGGAGGCGCAAACACGCACACCATCGAAGGATCAGACGGCGCCGATAATCGTGGGTGTAGACCCCGCCAGGTTCGGCGCTGACGCCACCGTCATCGCCATCCGGCAGGGCCGAGACATCATCGGCATCCGGCGCTACCGGGGCGACGACACCATGGAGGTGGTCGGTCGCGTGATCGACATCATCGAAGAGTATCGGCCCAGCCTAGTCGTCATCGACGAGGGAGGGCTAGGTGCGGGCGTCGTCGACCGTCTAAAGGAGCAGCGCTACAAGATCCGGGGCGTGAACTTCGGCAGCAAGTCCTCCCGTCCGATCATGTTCGGGAACAAGCGCGCCGAGATGTGGCACGCCATGCGGGAGTGGTTAAAGACGGCCAGCATTCCGAACGACCGCTTCCTCAAGTCCGATCTGACTGGCCCCATGATGAAGCCCGACAGTAAAGGGACTATATTCCTAGAGAGCAAGAAGGACATGAAGGCGCGAGGCTTAGCATCGCCAGATGCGGCAGATGCTATCGCCGTGACGTTCGCGTATCCTGTGGCGCACAGGGAGGCTAGACCAATGGACAACAGACCGCGCGTCAGTTATGGTGGTGGAACAGCCTCTTCAGGATGGATGGGACACTAATGGCCAAGAACGTTTCGCTGTCCGTTGGTCGAGGCGAGAAGCTGTCGACTAAGGCGGGCGCTGGCCTGACCGCCAAGGGCCGGGCTAAGTATAACGCCGCGACGGGCAGCAAGCTGAAGCCGCCGGCTCCTAATCCTAAGAGCGAGGCCGACAAGGGCCGTAAGGCCAGCTTCTGCGCACGCATGGGCGGCGTGGTCGCTAAGTCTAAGAACGCGGAGCGGGCGAAGGCGTCAATGCGGAGGTGGAACTGTGGCAAGTAAGCCGGGCCTCTACGCCAACATTCACGCTAAGCGCGCGCGCATCAAGGCAGGCTCTGGCGAGAAGATGCGCAAGCCGGGCGCTGAGGGCGCGCCGACCGCCAAGGCGTTCAAGCAGTCAGCTAAGACGAGGAAAAAATAATGCCGCTCGTTAAGTCAACATCAAAGAACGCGTTCCGTAAGAACGTGGCTGCGGAGATCAAAGCGGGCAAGCCGCCGAAACAGGCCGTGGCAATCGCCTACTCGACCAAGCGCGCGGCGGCTAAGAAACCGTCCATGAGCAAGGGCAAGTCTTGTGGCAAGTGATGACGTAATCGCCGCTGGCAAAGTCTCCGACAACCCGGACGATGACCGGCTTGCTACTATGCGTCACCGCTTCACGGTGGCGATGGCGGCCTATTCGGACTCGCGCGAAGACGAGTTAGACGATCTGCGCTTCATGGCGGGCTCGCCGGACAACGCGTGGCAGTGGCCGGCGGACGTGCTGGCGACACGCGGCGCAGTGCAGGGCCAGACGATCAACGCACGCCCGTGCCTGACGATCAACAAGCTACCGCAGCATGTGCGCCTCGTGACAAACGAACAGCGCCAGAACCGCCCGACCGCGCGCGTCATACCCGCAGACGACAACGCCGACCCTGAGGTCGCGGAGATCTTCGACGGTATCGTGCGGCACATCGAATATATGTCCGACGCCGACGTTGCCTATGACACGGCCTGCGATAATCAGGTCACATACGGCGAAGGCTACATTCGCGTCCTGACGGAATACACGAACGAAAATTCGTTCGAGCAAGACATTCGCATCGGCCGCGTGCGTAGCAGCTTCAGCGTCTACATGGACCCGATGATTCAAGACCCGTGCGGTCAGGACGCGCGCTATTGCTTCATTACGGAAGACATTCCGAAGGCTGAGTACGAAGCGATGTACCCCGACGCGACGCCTGTGACCGGCATGATGTCGCAGGGCGTGGGCGACCAGACGCTAAGCATGTGGGTCAGCCAGGAAACGGTGCGCATCGCTGAATATTTTTATATCGACAGCAAGCGCGAAACGCTCAACCTCTACCCGGACAATGTGACGGCGTTTTCTGGCACGCCGGAAGACAAGCGCCTCAAAGCGGCTTATGGCAAACCGATCAAGTCGCGTGAGAGCGAGCGCCGCCGGGTCATGTGGATTAAGACCAACGGTTACGAAGTGCTTGAGGAACGCGAGTGGGCGGGCAAATACATTCCCGTCGTGCGCGTCATCGGCAACGAGTTCGAGGTCGACGGTCAGATTTACATAAGTGGACTTGTGCGCAACGCGAAGGACGCGCAGCGCATGTATAACTATTGGGTCAGCCAAGAAGCGGAAATGCTCGCGCTGGCCCCGAAAGCGCCTTTCATTGGCTATGGCGGCCAGTTCGAAGGCTACGAATTGCAGTGGAAGACGGCCAACACGAACAACTGGCCATATCTTGAGGTCAACCCGGACGTTAGCGATGGTGCTGGAAACCCTCTTCCCCTTCCTGAGCGCGCGCAGCCGCCTCTGGCCCAGACGGGACTCATTCAAGCTAAAATGGGGGCGGGGGAAGATATTAAATCGACCACCGGCCAATACGATAGTAGCATTGGGGCGACCTCCAATGAACGCACGGGGCGTGCGATCCTCGCTCGGGAGAGGCAAGGAGACACGAGTACGTATCATTATGTTGACAACCTCGCTCGGGCGATAAAATACGTCGCGCGGCAGTTGGTCGACCTTATCCCGAAGATTTACGACACGCAGCGCGTCGCTCGCATCATCAACGTCGAGGGCGAAGTCGACATGGCGCGCATCAACCCGGCCCAGCCGGAGGCGGTGCGTCGCGTTGTCGACGAGCAGGGCGTGGAGATCATGAAGATCTACAACCCCAACGTCGGCACCTATGACGTGCATGTGTCGTCTGGCCCCAGCTACATGACTCGTAAGCAGGAGGCGATGGACACGATGGGCCAGATCCTGCAAACGAACCCCGCGCTGTGGGGCGTTGCGGGCGACCTGTTCGTCAAAAACATGGATTGGCCGGGCGCGGAGACGATGGCCAAGCGGTTTGAGAAGATGCTCGACCCGCGCGTTCTTCAAAACACCGACGAATCGCCGGAAGCGCAGGTCATGCGGCAGCAGATCATGCAAATGTCGCAGGCGATGGAAGAAACCAAAGCGCAGGTGCAGCAGGTTCTTCAGTCTTATGAGATACAGAAACTCAAGATTGACGAGCAGAACGCGCAGATCAAGGCTTATGACGCTGAAACGAAGCGCTTGTCGGCCATGCAGAGCGGCCTGACGCCTGAGCAAGTGCAGGATATAGTGCAGGGCACGATAGCGGCAGCGCTGGATACGGGCGATATTGTTCCGGGTAGCACGCCGATGCAGGGGATGGGTCAATGAGTTGCGAGGACCTGATCGGACATTTGTTCTTAGCGCGCGATGTGACGCATTCCGTGCATCTAAACACGCGATCCTTCGCCAAACACAAGGCGCTGGGTAAATTCTATCCGGCCGTGATCGACCTCGCGGACACGCTGGCGGAAGCCTATCAGGGCCGATACGGCCTAATCGGGCCGATTACGCTGCATTCGGCCGAAAAAACCAATAATGTTGTCGAATTCCTCGAAGATTCGCTGAAAAAAGTCGAAAAAGAGCGCGAAGAATACGACGATACGGCGATTCAGAACATAATCGACGAGATTATCGCGCTTTACCTCTCGACGCTCTATAAACTCAAATTTTTGGCCTAAATCATGCCGATAGCCACTTACACAAAGTATCCGGCCGCCATTGAACCGTTGATGGAGAACATCAATTCGGGCTCGGACGCGTGGTATGTGGCGCTCGCGGCGACGGTCAACCCGGCCGACACGACATTCGTGTCTGGAACGACCGATCTACCGACTGCCGGCGGCTATACGGCTGGCGGCAACCCGGCGACCACGGCGTCTGCGACCCAGACGGGCGGCGTCTACAAGCTAGTCCTCAACAACCCGGCGACTTGGACGGCCACGGGCAGCGGCTTCACGTTCCGCTACGCGATCCTGTGGGATTCGACGACGAGCACGCCCGTCGCCTATTGGGATTACGGCTCTAGTCAGCTTGTATCGGCAAACGAGCAAGTCACGGTCGTGATGGATTCGGTTAACGGCGTATTCCAGGCGACGTGATGATATGTTCTATGTTTCCCTCCTTCTCACGGAGGACGATGACTTTCTCGTAACAGAATCCGGCGACCGGATAATCGCTTGGATTGATGACGGGGCTTATCTCCTTGCCGAAGACGGCAAGTTTCTAATTACAGAAGATTTTGAGAAGATCTGGGCGGTTTATGACTATAACGCCCGGCTGTTGACCGAAAGCGGCTGGCCGCTGATTACGGAAGACGGCATTTACATCATCGCGCAGGCTAGACTCCAATTATCGGGCTGCGGCGGTGAGTATTTCATAACGGGCTACCCAGCCGACCTTCAGCGCAGCAAGCGGATCGACGTAGGGTTTGGGTCTTACACGGTCACAGGGCAGTCTGTCGGCATTTACCGCGGCAACGCCATCACGGCCGGGTCAGGCTCCTATGCAATCACGGGCCAATCGGTTACGTTCCAATTTAATAGAGAACTTGTCGCCCAAACGGGCAGCTATTCGATCACTGGCCAGAATGTAGACATCCAGCGCGG